GTCCCAGGCTAACCCAAAGAAGGCAACTGTAAGCCCATCTGGCCTTCGAGTTGAGCCATCAACTCGGGCGGCACACCGCCCGTTGGTGCGAATACGGGGGGCACACCAGCACCTGGGGGAGGTTCAGGCACAGGTGGCCCCCCTGGCGGCAGAGGGCCGCCTTCAAGGGCAGCGGCCTCATCTGCCGGTACATCGCCCGGCGGAGGCGGCGGTCCTTGTTGCATTATGAACTTCTGCGGATCCTTGATGCCGAAACCATCCTCCAGCACATGCACAGCAAGGGCCGTCGGATCGATCACCGTGCCCACCAACGGGGCAATGGCATTGAGTAAGGATACAGCCTGCTGTTTGCGAATCGTGTCATTCATCGGCTGTGTCGAACCGGCCTCGACGCTGAAATCGTACTCGCCCAGGATGTCGTCGCGGCTATACGGAACCCACAACGATTCGCCGCCCTTCTTGGCGACACGGGCCATCTCGTCCCCGGTCATAAACTGTTGCATCAACTGGATGACGCGCCGGCCCATCTCCGAAATCGAAATCTCGATGATCGCCAACTTGTCGGCCGCCCTGGCGTTCTGAGCGTCAGCGATGATGCTCGCCTCGGTTGCTGTACGCCTGATCTCGGGCATAGCGCCCCTGGCATACTCCGACACACCCGACACCGTGTTGATGTCATTTTCGATGATCTCGCTGTAAGAGTAAATCTCCGGCGAAATCGGTGACTGCGGCATCGGAATGACCACATCCGACAGCGACTTGTTCTCATCCAACACGGGGACCAGACGGCCGTCCTCGTCGGATTCCAGGGCTTCACGCCCTGCCGGCCCAAACGACCGCTCATGGTACAGGTACTTGCGGGCGTACCGTTTCCGGTCGTTCATCAACTGGGATCGGGTCTTGTCCAACTCCAACTGGAGAGATTCAATCGATTCCAGATCACCCATTGGGTAGAACAGATCCGGGATGTCGTAGTTGCGGATCATCACAAACGGCTGTCCGTACGCATACGGCATCGGCACCGGATCAACGAGGAAACCGTCACTGTTCTCAGAGAACACAGACATCGTGTTCTCAGCAATGTCGTAGAACTCCCAAATGGTGACACGGTCCTCATCGAGGACACGGTTACGTTCATTCTCGTACTGGGAAACATACTGGGGGTTCACCCCGGCGTCAGCATCCAGACGTTTCCGCACCGACGGCTTGTACCGCTGATCCTTCTGAGCATCCTCCAGAGGTCGCACGATCTTCTGAGCGATCCACCGGGCATCATCCATGCAGGTCGCCTCAGGATCAACAAAAACATCGAACGGAGAGATCCGTTCAACAAACGGCTGATCCTCAATGACCATCATCGCCGTTTCCGGCAGATTAGCGTTGATCTCCTCATCGGTCGGCAATGCGCCCGACAGGTCAGGAGACTCCAGGGCGAACTCGTCGACTTCCAAACGGGCCTGCTGCATCAGCAGATCCCGTTCCGCCTCCGCCAGGGAAGTCTCCTGCTCCAGGAACTTCCAACCGGTCTTCACCCAACCGTGCCCGAAGATCAGAAAGTCCTTGACGGCCCGACGGAACGGCTTCCGGAAATCGTGATGGCGCCATAGGTGGTTGACGACAGCCTCGACGAAAGCAGCCCGATCAGAGTTACCTTCGTCGTTCGCTGATACGACAATCTTCGGATGGTTCACCGCTACCGATGGTGCGATGACGTTGATCGTCGAAAAAGCCAGATTGACAGCAATCAGGTCAGAGCGACTACGCGTAGTCTCAGCCCAGTGCTTGCCCCGGTACAGGTCGATCAGACGCCACCAGGTGCGATCATACGCCTGGTCCTCACGCCACCTGCGGGTGCGTTCCAACCGACGCGTATACTGCTCATGCAGTTCAGCCCTGGTTTTCTGCGCCATCAGAACATCGCCTTCGCAGGTAGCGGCTCGACGTTACGTCCCTGAGACTTCGCCTCAGCAAACCGTTTCGCCTCGATCTCCCGTTTAGACAAGTGCTGCTCGTCAGGAGCCAACGTCGCCCCTCGGCGGCCACGTTGGGTGTCGACACGCACGGTCAGAACCTTCTGCCGCCACTCCCACAGATCCACAAGTTCTGTTTCAGTTTTCGGCCCTTTCAGGCCGGTCACATAATCGCAGAACTCCGGGTAGGAAGCCTCCCTGGGGAGGACCGCCATTACCCGGCGTTGTGGCCGCGCAACTTGGGCTGCGGCTTTGCGGGTTCGACCTTGCCGACCTTGCCGTGCTGGTTGAACGGCGTTTCACGGACACTGACCTCACCGTAGCCGCCAGTCTGGTTGGCGTACTTCGGGTTGTCGTGACGCTGCTTGGGCGAGTTGGGGCTACCCGGCTTCCAGATGGGGTTCTCCACGACAGAACCGCCGCGCTCCATCTTGTTGTTCTGCCCTTTAGCACCGTCGATTGTCTCAGTGCCGCTGGTGAACGAAACAAAGTTCTTAGCCATAACTACCTCTCGGAGTGAACAAGCGTGCCTAATAGTCCGTTCGGCGTGTCCCACGAACCGTGTGCTTACCGATCTGAAAGGGATCATCCGACACATCCTCGTTCAACGCCAGACGTTTCCACCAGTCCACCGTCCAGTAATCGTCGACCTTCTCGGCGTACTCGGGGGCATAGGCGAACTTTCGCATCTGGTTCGCCAACGCCAACGCTATGACCCGGTCATCGAACGGAGAGCCCGACATCGACCCCTTCTCGTTGCGGGTGAAAGTCCGCAACTCAGCCAGAGTGTTCCGATCCCGCAACCCGATCTCGTTGTTCTTCAACGCAGTCGCCAGGTCATCGATCATCAACGGCTTCGATGTGCGCGTCGTCTTCCAACCGTATTCCTGCGTCATCCGGTTGGACACACTGTTCAGCGTACGCTTCCGAAATAAACGAGGATAACCCAACTGGCGCAACACCGTGATCGTCGTCAAACCGTGGTTGTTCGACTCGACGCAACACAACGCATCCCGATACCACAAGCCGACATTGAAAACTTCGGCCGCCAACTCGTCAGGAGCAATATGCCCATGCCAGACAGCGACCTGCTCCCCGGTGTTCAGATCCAACACCTGGACACACGAATAGTCGCCATGCCCCAAACCCTCCGCCGTGTCCACACCCATCACATAGCCGTGCATGGCATCCGGCGGCGACCACACCTCCAAGTTCACAACCTGAACTCCACAACCCTCGGCATCACAGAATGCAGATAGCCGACATCGCCCCGCCGGCAACTGGCAGCCAAAGCATCCAACATATCCAGGTCGAACACCGGGTTACCCGACCGGACAAACGCTTCCTCCGGTGTCGTCGGATACTCCTGAGCGAGTTGCCACGGCAACATCGACTGCCGCTTTTCCTCATACCACGATTCGTCCCGGTCCTCCGTCGCAGACCACGGAAAAAACATCGAAGCAAACTTGTTGTTCGACGCCGTAGCCCCCACCCACAGATTGTGAAAAAAGTTGCCGGAACCATTCGCAGTCGACAGGCCAATAATGCGACCACCGACATCAGCGACCGGTTCGATGGAAGCCCACGCTTCCTCAGGGTTCGGCAGGAACGCCCACTCGTCGACAACGATCAGCGTGGCGGACTCGCCACGCGCCGGATCCGACGCAGACGGCATCGACGTAATCTGCGACCCGTTATCGAATACCATACGCTGCTGATGCTCAACCAGAGACTTCGGACCACGATCCACCATCCACAACGGCAGATGCGAAAACCCGTACTTCGTCTTCCGCAACAACAACACCGCCTCACGCTCAGTGCGTGACAGATCGATGATGTTCTGATCCTGGTGAAAGAACGCCAACCAGAACTGGTGAGCAGCCACCAGGGTCGTCCACCCGATCTGCCGGGCCTTCAACGTCAACGAATAACGGTTGTTATCCCAGTGGTCTAAAGCGAAAGACTGGGCGTTCCGGAGATCAAACAGTATTCGACCATAAGCAGGATGAGCAATATTCCAATGCTTGCGTAGGAAATACGACTCATCCTTGACGCAACGCCGCCACTCGGCCTCCTGGCGCAGTTCCGCTAAACGCGACATTCACTCCGCCGTACCGTTCAACTCCGGGATGTCAACCAGCCGCAACTTCGGAGTCCAAGTGTTACGCCAGATCGAAGGAGGATGATTTTCCTCCACAGCGATCTTCGTCTTCACATCCTCGTACATGCGGA